ACACATCATCAAAGTGAAAACCATGAGTGATTGTGTAAACAGACATACAGACCCTTTCCTACTACCTAGTCGTTACGCGAATGTAAAGCGAACGAACTTTGTTGGGTCAATCATCAACGCTGCAAAATACCCACGCAAGGCTATTGTGCGGCTGAGAGTAGATGGCGACTCAATTGACATGGTGCCCTTCTGCTGCTCGAACAGTTCGTAACCCGATGCGTCACCGACGATGGCGGTGCCAGATGCGAAGTTACGGTCAACAACAACGGAGAGACCGAAAGCGTTTCCGCCGTACTGGTTTACACCAAGGTCGCCGTATGCGTTCATTGGCCCAACCTGTGGGAACAACGGACGGTTGGCGGTGTCGCTCAATGCGAGGACGTTTCTCCAGCGGTCTGGTGCAAGGAAGAGGTGGGTAGGCAAATTGCCGTCAGATGAGCTGAGGATTGTTGCTGCAGCTTCTGCAATTTCTGCCATCCACACTTCAGGCTTTGCCACGTCTGCTGTTGCAAATGCTTGAGTGACGCTTGCGCCAGCAACCAGTTGGTCTGCTGCGTAGTTGTCGGTTGCGTTTGCGTAGATACGGCCCATGTCGTCAAGAACGACCTGCAAGATTGAAGGATCTGACCAGTCAATGTCGGCTTCGGAGATGTTTACATATCCGCCAAAAATTTGCTTGGTGACCTGGTTGTTAAACACAACGAGGGTGCCACCTGTTGGTGACTGCTCACTGATGGATGCACCAATGCTTGTGTGCGTGGTGACCTCTGGACGGATAAAAACTTTACCGCCAGCAGGCATTGCGCGTACGCCAACTGCGTCAACAACTGGACGGCGTCCGATGAAGTTGTTGTAAACAGGCTGAAGGATTGGGGTTGGCAAAATGCCCGGTGTGTCAGTTGTGACGATGTCAGGTGCAGCTGCGCGGAGTGCTTCTGACATTGCGCGCCACTGGTCGCCACCCGAGATTGCAGCAGCGATGTACTCGACTGCTGTTGGGAGTGGAACTTCACGACGCGCGGTGGCGAAGATTGGTGCTGTTGGAACAGTCTCAGCCGAAGCCTCAACCGTTGGGGTTACTGTTGACATGGTTTCCTCCTCGGAAATGTCTTGGGGTTGGGGTTCGACAACTTCTTCTTCTGACTCTTCGTCAGGCTGGGAAGCAGCGATTTCTGTGATGACAGCATCGGAGAACGCTGGCATGGCGACAAGTGAGATCTCTGCGAGAGAAGCTTTAGAGACAACCATTGTCCCGTTCTTGTCGTACTTAAACTTGATCGGAATAGCGCCGACACTTACGGAGTCGTAAGCGCCAGCCTTCACGAGCTCAATGGCCTCATCAGAGGCGCGAGTCTTTGCGAACTTTGCTGTAAACAAAAGACCCTCTTCGGCCTCAACGAGTTCGGTAACAACACCACGCAGCTGCGTCATGTCGTGACCCTCAAGAAGTTTTGGTGCCTTTGCGTTTACGTCAAAAGCGCCACGGCGAAACATCACTGACTCACCCGAGGACACTGTCGCTGGAGTGTCCCAAGGAACAGCCACACCCGTGATGGTACGGGGGCTGTCCTCGCCAGCGGCAGCGTCCAAGGTGACTGGCACAGCTATAAACTCAATCTTCACAACTCATCATCCATTTCATTGTCGGGCATACCGTTCGGGCTTTCGGATCCTTCGTAATCCTCAATGTCAAACTCGACATAGCGATTACGAGGAAGAACTTGTGCGCTGGAAAGGGTCTGCTCAATAGCGTCCATGTAGATGCGAGCGCCGAACAAGTAGAGATCCTGACGCGCTTGCTGTGCGTTTTGGTAGGTCATGCTTGCGCCCTCAGTGGGTGCGGACACAAGGTAGGCAGGAACGGAGCAAAGACGTGCCATCTCAAGTGACTGGTACTTGCGCTGATCCGCAATCACTTCTTGTGGGTTCTGTGCAAACTCACGGAACTGCACCTGACGCGACAACGCACCAATAGCGTTCTGTTTACGAGCCGAAGCCCAAGCGCTTGCCAGTGAACCAAGGTCATCACCGGACATGTCTTCGCCGTCAATCTGCTGAAGATAACCGGGCACGGTCTCAAGGCTGGCGTAGCGGTCAGCTGCCATGTTCAAATAAATGTTGGTGTTGATGGCTTGAGCGCCAATCTTCAAAATGCCCTCGATAGGCGACAAGAACTGGATCACATTGTTGACGTCAAGTGGTTGCCCGTTGAACTCAAGCTCTTTAGACGGGCCGTAGTACTGAGGAATACCAGTCTGCTCGGTGCTGGAGATGTTTGCAGCTGGGAGCCATGTAAACGAAGCAGGCAACCCAGTCGAGTAGCGCGTAGTGACATAGGCATAAGCAGCGCCGTAGAAAAACATGTCACTAAAGATGTTTACGAAGAAGAACGAGCGTGACACCTTCGGATCTGGGGTTTCCATCCAAGGCTCAAGAGGCAAGTACACCTCGTCATAGTCGGAGCCGTTCCACTGCTTCGAGTAGTGCTTCAGACCGACAGATCCGATGATGCCAGCGAGCAAGTCACGAGAACGGGAAACAGTCGGGATACTCAGCGCACGAACCTCCGCGGATCCAGTGGTGTACTGGATGAAGTTGCCGATATAGGACGCGCCTGCAGCCGCCTGCACAGGTGCAGAGGCAAAGTTAGCGCTCTCGGTCTTGCGTGAGAAAATACCCATCTCTTCGGAGTCTTACACAAGGTTGTTGCAAATGCAACTATCCTGATGAACCCATCGAGGGTTTATTTCCGTGTCCGGGTCTCGACACCATTGCAGCTGCAACGATGAGACAACGGCAAGCCTCGATAGGGCCCGGGCTTCGCTGGCTGGAGATGCTAAGCGCGCCACCTTGCCCACGGATTAGGACGGCCCTGTTTACATGTTCGGCAAGAAGAATCTCACCTGTGTGCTTGATGCGGTCTTCGTTGATGAGACCCTTGACGGTTGACGTGTATTTGTTTATTTCGCCGTAGCCCCACTGCACCGTCCTGCGCTGGAACTTCTCGGGGGTGTGAATAAACAGTGATGGCGTGATTGCCAGCTGTGTTTTTGGCTCACGCTCCAACGAGGCTGTGATCTGTTCCCACATTTCAGCAATGGACTCGGTCTGAAACTCGACGGACGCGACAATGTCCCCGTCCGTATTTTTACGACACCACACCCCGACATATTTCGAGTCGTCAACAGCGGAGTCAACTGCCAGCACCGAAGTCGTCCCATCCCACTCAGAGTTCTCAGTAAACCGTTTTGCCCACTGCCCGGGTGGCAACCACGACGACGCAGCCGACACCCACATGTTGCAGTGAGCGCGAAGCCACTGTGATCGGTCAGGGCTTGAGTGTGCAGCACGAAGGCTTTTAAGCGTGACCGTCCGTGGCATCGAAGGATTGGCATAGCCCCAATACCGCTCGTCATCTGGGGACACTGACTCAGGCACTGACCACTCAGCCATGTACAACTCGCCCGGCTCGCCTTTGTCAATCTGCCCAATTGCCTGCTCCCGCAATTTCTTCATCACCGTGGACGACTCATCGCCAGCGGTGGACACCAACAACGACAGACCCGACTTCACAGCAATCTGCGCAGGCTTTAACGCACCGAAATAAGCAGCCTCGGTGATGGCCCACAACTCATCCACAATCAGAATGTCCACGCCCGAAATACCGTGCTTCTTCCCTGTCGCAGCTTTGACCAAATACTCAGACCCGTCGACCATCTTGACGCGGTGCCGACCATAGGCCCACGTCACCTTGCACAGCCCCGACTCCTCCCACAGCTCAAAGAGATCACGCAGATCTTCAAAGACCTCTGTGGCAAGAGACAATTCGTGAGCCGTTGACACAACCTTGACTGGTCGACCCCAGATTCGAGGCAACTCAAGAAGGCAAAAGCCCACCACCGCGCTGAGCATAAAAGTCTTGCCCTGCTGGCGAGCACAAAACGCCATAGCGCTTGAATGCGTAAACGAATGCTCAGGATCATGCTCGAAAGCACCGGTCAACACGTTCACCTGCCACGGAAACAAATGACGATTGAGATGCGCAGCTGCAAACTCTGCAATGAGAGGCCCATAACTCTCGTACCCAATAGTCGGCGTAACCAACC